GGTCTGGGAATGGTAGAGTATCTGTCTCATTTACTAAAAGAGTTGCATGATTCCAAGAATGGAAAGATACGGTAAATACTGCATCAGGGACTGGTGAAAGGCCAAAGACATTTTTCTCATCCGTTCTGATGACAAGAGTCGGAATCCCCTTTGAATCACCTAATTGATCTTGTGACCGAAACATATCGTTCCATGCGTCATAATCAATCTGCTGTAAGGGTTGTTCTAAGTCTGCACCATCATTAATAAAAAAGGTATCGAAGTCCACTTCAGAATAAGGGTCATCGCCACCTACAATTGTTTTGAACTCATACCATTGAACACTATCTACTGTTGCTATAGTGTTGGGTGTACTAATTACTCCAGTTTTAAGCCATTCCCATTGTATAGAGAAATTAGCTATATCCATTAGAGATCTATTAATAGCCTCTTTTACAAAAGCTTGTACTGATCTAGTATTACTGAATCCTGAACCTGTAGCAACTGGAACCTCATTGGCATCCTGAAGAACAATATTCATTAATTCAAGGTAAGTTTTACTCACTCTGTATCCTCCAGAAACAAAAAAGGAGAATGAAGGACGAATCCCTCATCCTCCTAGGATGTTACACTGTGCTATATTACGCGTATACTACGTGCGCTACAGCCAGAGACTCCGGGCGAACTACAGAGCGAGCGTATACGTGCAATCCACGTACAACGTCAGCGAAGGTAGATTGAGACCGGAAAGTCTCAGTGTTGGTAATAGCATTGGCAGTTGCCACTGCACTCATATGGCCAGCGATGATGATGTCCTTCTCGATAGAACCACCACCCAGAGTAGTCGGGGTGTTGATGGTCTTATGAACACGGAAGCCACGAAGAGGCATTGGCATAACCAGGCCATTCTTCAGAGAGTTGCCTTGACCGTTAAAGTCAGTATTCAGCAAGTCACTACCAGCTTTCACCAGAGCTTCAATGAATTTGGGAGGAAGAACAACATAGCGACCTTCTTCAGGCACTTCCTGCTCATCCAGCAACCGACCGAACTGGGAAATCAAATCCAGAGGATTCTGCTCACCAACCCCAAAACCAATAGTCAACTCTTGACCGTCAGCAGTGGTATTAACGATGTTAGCTGCTAGAGCTTGTCCACCCATAAAGGTGAGCACTTCTTTATCGAATGCATTCTTCAGAGAGTATGCACCAGAGGAAGTAGCCAACTCTTTCCAGTTAACGTGTGCCAGCTTGTTTTCCAGATCATCTACTTGGAAGCTGAACTCGTTAGCTTGGTCGATGGTAAGGACTAGCTCATTATCTACCAGAGCCTGGGGGGTCAGGGTAGCACCACGAGTATACGAGTTTACGGTGATGGTGGGCTCTTTGATAACACGAACAGTGTCACCGAAAGCGCTGATCTCACCGATGAAATCGTTGTTGGTAATACCCTCTACAACAGAAGCAGTTCGGAAGAACTTTAGAGCTTTCTGAGAGAAGATAGTAGCAAGCCAGTTGCCTGTACCGCCGCCTGCACCGCCAAAGTTGGAAGTACCCGCACCTGCAAAATTAGACATTCTTTAATTCCTTATTGAGAGAGATCTACACGACCTTCTTCCCAAGCTTGATCAATTTGCTCTTCCAGCTTTTCATATTGTGCTGGGCTAAGAGCTTTGATTTCACTCCCTTTCCAAATCTTATTACCTTTGGGGTCTGCTTGAGAGGAGCCAGTGTTGATGGCATCCGCAGAGGAAGCGGTATCTTGGGTTGAAGAACTATTTTTAGAGCTAGTTGCAACAGCAGCTTTATACATATCTAAAACTGCAATAGCGAGTTTAGCATTGTCCGGGTTACGATAAATGCCATCCTGAATCGATGTATCTTGTTCAGTGGCCCAAATACGAAACTCCGGTGAGTTTACGATCACCGCAAAATCGGGATGTGATTTAAGAATCGCTGCTCGTGCCAGATCAGCTTTAGTCATCTGGGAGTCTTGGGCCAAGGTTTGAACCTGGGTTGAGACATCGTGACTACGGCTTTGTGCCCGTTGATCAGACAGAGTTTGAATCATATTGAAGAGGTCAGGGTGTTCCACCTTAAAAGCCTCGATATCCTCAACAGTAGAGGGAGGTACAAAAGTAGAATTCTGAGCTGTCTTCAAATCAGTACGCAGCTTAGCTGTTTCCCGATCATGAAAGGACTGTAAATCCTTGTAACGCTTCTCCCAATCAGTTGCTCCAGAGGTACCAACTTGGGTAACACCAGGTTCGACAGCCGATGCGCCGGTTGCGGTTTCTATTGCACTGTTGTTTGTTGCGAGTAGACTAGACATAAAGATAGTTCCTTAATTCTGAAGAAAGTGAGAGGTGTCTGCGATATTGCAGGTTTCTCTTCACAGAGTTCAAGGTTACGAGCCTTCAGGTGTAAGATTAGCTATTGTCTTTCCTGAATTGTCGGGCTTGGTCGGGTAAGGCTAGTAGAGTGTCGAGTTCTGCTATCCTTCCTCTCAAGCGGTCAGATGTTTGCTCATCCCCAGCCCTAATAAGAGCTGAGACATGGCGTTCACGTTCTTCCCGAAGGAAGGACTCAATGTCCCCCCATTCAGGTCGAAGGACCGCTCGATAAAGGGCTTTCGCCTTTTCCTTATCGTGCATTAGGCCTCCTGGTCAGAACTATTCAACCCTAACGCGTTGCCACTACCCTCGTTATTGCCTGTGAAGGCAGATTCTCCGGGTACTGCAACTCCTGGTCCTTGTCCGGGAATGCCTGCTGCGCCTGGTTGTGCGCCAGCAGCTCCCATCTGACCCATGAGTCGAGCATAAATAGCCTGTTCATCGGGACTGTTAAGGATTTCATCTGGATTCATGTCCATAGCATGAGCCAGATCCTTAAGGATTGTTGGAAACTTAATGAGTGGTGCAAGTGCAGGGTTGGCAGAGATTTGCAAGAACGTCTGTAGACGCTGTGCTCTCACCTCTTTCATCTGCAGGCTTTGTGAGCCTTGTGCCACTACATCCAAATCACCAACGATATCAGGCATCTGTCCAGCATTAAACTGCATATTCCAGTTATACATGCCCATGCCTAATGGCTTTAGAAGATAGTCATCGATATTACGGATAACTGTCTTGCTATTCAAGGAAGCATTATTCAAGATCATGGACATACCACTAGAGGTACGACCAAAGCCGCTGACACCAGTCTGTCCATGTGCGATAGATGGAATGCCCGTTGCTTCATCAGCATGTTGACGGAACTCTCGCATCATCGCAAGGTTAGCTTGTGATGTGTCAGGGAACTGTATAGAGTTAATGGCGGCTCCTGATGATCCGGCCATCCTCTTAAATACCTTGCCTGGATAGATGGACATCTCTTGCCCTTGTACCAGAGAAGATTCATCAATATCAAAGACCAAATTACCAGCCAATGCCCCGTTCTCTACAGCAAGACGAGCAAAACCATTAATCATACTTTGAGAGTCTTCCATAGCCTCTGGCACACCAGTACCAATCAACTCATAAGGCTTCTCTTCGTATGGGAAGATGTAATACGGGATACGAGCAGGCAAGAAGGGGTTCAGTGTCAAACGTAATACCCTACTACCCGAGTACCATAAGTTAACCTGGATTACATCTCCAGACTCCTCAGGAACCTCTATGCCGTGATCCCTTACTAAATCTGTAGGCATATAACCCCAATACTCCCAAACCTCCCAGCGATCATTACCAGGGTTGTCTCCAACAAGATTATGAAGCTCATTCTCGAATTGGCTTTCAACGTAATTGGGCCCATCACTAAGGGCAGCATCAATAGCGTCTTCATCAAAGTTGGGACGACGCTTAAGGTCTGCAACCATGCGGAAAGACATGCGATGCTTCTCAGCAACCCAGTCAGCATCTTCTACACGGGTAGCATTTGGATCTACATAAAGGTTCCACATAGATACAAAACTTAATTGGGGGGTAACCTTATTTATGGGAGTATATTGCATCTTACCATCTTCACCCCGCTCCCACCGATTGATGGTTTGGTTGACGTTGAATGGACCTTTTAGGGCACCAGCTCCTAAGACACAACACTCAAAGATGGCTCTACGAAGCTCTGTACGGGCCTTAGTGGAGGCTAGTTGATCCTGAATAACCTTATCCACCCTTTGTGCAGCTATCTTAGCTGGACGGATTGTGGGTTCTCCACTACGTCCTGGACCTTCTGCCAATGCTTGTTCACCACCTAGTTCCTCCTCTAAGCCTCCTAGGAAGCTAAAGGAGTTAACATCTGCTCCTGGTGCCAACTCTTGACCATCACCCTCAAAACCGAAGTCAAGGGCGTTAAAGCCAAAATCTGCTTGGGACTCCCTGCCGTCCACCTCAGTAGTATCTTCGAGCTCCATGGGGCCTTCACCCAAGTGTGCAAACTCTGCGATACCCTCTGGGACACGACTCTCTGTAACTTCAATAGGGAATCGACTATCTCCAAGGATAGCTTCTGTAAGTTGAGCAAAAGCAGCTCGTGTCTTCACAGTGGTTGTACGAAGATAGATATCTGTTAGTTCTGTTTCAGTCCGAAGTTTATCTCCGTGGTTGTCTTCACCCTTAAAGGACTTGACATTACGGAACATCCGAGCCTCTTTATCAGTGCGGCTCACTTTAGCTTCTTCCACCTTAGACCGTACTAAGGCAGCTAGGTTAGTAATCTGAAACTCTTTTTCTACAGGGTCTTCATCGAAATCTATACCAGCATTGCTTAGTTCGGCTTTTGCAAGTTCACCCGGACTAGTGATGCCAAGTAGGTTTTGTTGTTCATCTTGATGGGGCATATATCCTCCTAATTAATGATAAAGGACATTGCATCCTAAGTGAACATCTGGTTGACTCTTCCCCAGTGCTGTTCGGCCTTATTGGTGGCCATAGCATCTTGGAGTGTCTGTCGGCGGGGACGACTCATAAGTGCATATCGTAATGCATCGTATAAGTCATTATGATTACCATTTAAACGGGTTTGCTTAATGTCTTCTACACTAGCTCCAGGACGCTTCTCAGCCTTCCGGAGAGACTGCATCTCGCGTATGGTACGTGGACATGAATCTAGGAACACCATGCCTGGTACCCCACCATCCACTCGTAGCAGAGAGTGTATCTGCACCTTACCACCTTCCCTGTTCTTATCAGCCATCCTCATACGCAAGCCTCCATGCTGCATGGCTTGGCCAATCGTAGGGCCTGTATGCCCTGTCTTATTCCACACCGTCCAATCAACTACATGATCAACAGGAACAAGGTCTTGTCGTTCGAGTTCTATAATCTTGTTGGCAAGGGGAAGGCCTTCTAGGCCTGATTGAGCGAACTCCCTGTAGATAGTTACTTGTCCAGTTTCGGGATTAACTGCACCCCACACTGCTGCACTCATATCAGAATAGCCATAGTCAATACCGCAGAACCTACTCCAATGGGGTGGTGGATAGTGAATAGCTTCGCTCACTACGTGTGTCTTAATATCGAACTCAGGGAATGCACTATCATCACTGACAGTCCAATCACCCTCTAGTAATTGCCTACGCTCCACTTCACTCATAGAGGTGAGCATCTTCACATACTGCCCTTCACCATCTTGATAAATATATGGGTTATCACTTATCAGAGATGGGATAAATCTATAAGTAAGTCCGGCTCTATCTCTAAATGTGGTATTGGCAGGAGCGGGATCAATGAATCGCTCTTTGACCCAGAGAGAACCGGGGTTAGCCGTACATCTGATAGCAGGTTTGATAGGCAAAGTAGTACGAAGACGAGATTTAAGATAGTCGAAACCCTCAGGAGTGTCTTGAAGGCCCAGTTCGTCGAATCCCACCCATGCATATTGCTTTCCTTGGTATTGGTACTTGTCCGTTGGGCTGTCCAAGAATCCGAATTCTAATATAGCTCCCGAAGGAAACCGCCATGTTTTCTCTGAGGCATTATACTTAGCGCCCTTAAAAATATTAGGGTATAGCTCTCGACTAAAGTCAATAAGCTCTCGTAGCTCAGGCATTGTACGACGAATAAGTACACCACGATACCCATTCATGTGGGCATAACGGATTGCGTCGAAGAGCAAAGCATAGCTCTTGCCACCCCCTGCTGCCCCTCCGTATAAAACAATATCTTCGTTAGAGGACATAAAATCATATTGCTTAGGAGTGGGGAGGAATGCAACCTTCCGTTGGGATGTCTCTGCCTCCTTCATCGCCTTGATGTAGAGGGGCATTACGATGTCTTTCTCTACCACCCCAGATGTCATCATGGCAATGTAGGCGTCTGCACAGGGGTTCTGCGTAGTGGGAGCTCTCTTCACCTTCTTTACATCTTCGGTCAGCTTCTTGCCACATATACCAGCCTTCTTAGCCTGAGTAGACATCTGCTTCTTAAGCTTACGCTCATTATCTTGATGATCCTTAAGCTCAGCCTTTTGCTCATTATACTTTATCTTGGCATAAGCTTTACGGAGTTCAGATGTTGGAGGAATGCCTCCTGTCTTCTCCTTAACAGCTAAGGCCATCTTCTTACGCTCAGAGATGTACTCTTCTTGCGTAACAACTACAAGCCCCAAGTCCTTTTTAAGTCTGTCAAAAACCTTCGACATCCCCTGAACGGAGGGAACCTTGTCACCATTAAGCTCAAACGTGAGCTTAAGCATAGCGATGCAGCCCCGAAGAGTATGAGACTTACGATACTTAACAAAATACAATTCCTCAATCAATACTGAAAGAAGCTCAGGAACAGGCTCCCAAGCTCCCTCTACGTCTTTATAGCCTTTAGGGAGGTACCTGCCACGCTTTGTACGTGTCTCTGTCATGAGCGTGTTATATGCAGCCCTTATGTCAGGGTTTATCTTTTCCCAGAGCTTGAACATAGTCTCAGACATGTGAATGGTACCTCACTAGATACTCTAGCATACTGTCAGCCAACTCAGGGACAACGCCCTCTTCAATATGTACAGCATCCATAATATGAGTGTCTAATAGTGTCGTGAGCTGCCTCACTTGAGACAACTCATCTGTATTCTTCTCAACACAATACGTGAAGTGCTTCTGTCCATCATCGTCTCGTTCAGATACGAAATTACAGTGGTTGAACGTTTCACGCAGTTGGATGTATAGGGTGTTAATCTCTATTAATGTCAATGCCGTCATAATCAGCGTCTACCTCTACCTCGGCCTTGCCGGGTAATACAAATAGTGGTGATATGGATTCGTTCTTAGTGGTGATGTCAATAGCTTGCTGTTTCGATGCGCCCATCCTATCTAGGATAGATTCAGCAGCCTTCAGCCTTACTTCACCACGAGGGGTGGAGCCATCCTCATCTAAACTATCCCTCACTTGCTTCACAGCCTTGGGGGCTAGTATGGTGAGGCTATCTAATGTCCTATCACGAATATCATCACGAAGGGTTTTGATAAGTTTTGCATGGTAGGAACGTTCATATCCTGCTGCTAACAGGGCTCCTACGGAGTCTCCCATCACCTCACTATCATTGTCAAATAGGTATGAAAGGAACAGCTCCTGCTGTGGTGTTAAATCTGCCATATTACTCTCCTGAATTGGGCTTCCCCAAATACCCCTACCTTAACCCTTATACTTTATTGTAAGTTAGCCAGAAGATATCTGGCTTACAAGGGTAGAACTCACCTTGAATACCCTTAATAATAAAGTCCCCAACAGATGCGACATGCTTGACTTGTGACTCAGCTCCATCTTCTAAGGTTGGTATATATAGTTCAGGGTTTTCAGGGTTTTTATAACTAACAGTTAGAGGATCTAGTCCTGTAAACTCCTGTATAGCGATAATACACTCAGATGTGTCGATAAATTCTATAGCTTCAATAGTAATTGGCTTCTTAGCATATTTATTCATTTAGTTAGTCCTTTACGAATCTGGAATACACGTTGACGAATAGCTAAAGGGGACAGGTACACCCTATCATCTTCCAGGGCCTCACTTATCTCCTCATAGGAGTATTCCATAGCTCTCATACGCATAATGGTACGGTTGTCAGAGGGGAGCTTATCTATCTTATCCATCACCCCTTTTATCAATTCATCATTCTCCAAATCCACTAGGCTATCCTCCACTTCAGCCTCTGGGTTTAGCTCCCACCTAGTTGCAATCTTACAGTCACGGGAGTATATATTACACAACACTTGAAACACTCTTGTACGAAGAAAAGGGCGGGTGACAGTATCAAAGGAGAAAGGGTTTTCAGGGTCTGCCTCCTTCTCACAGAGGGTTAGGAGGACGTCTTGTATTAAGTCCATACGTGTCCTACCACCCATACGAACAATAGAAGTGGAAGAGGATACGTCTGGAATGAAGGCATTAACACTGTCTCGAATGACGAGATATACGATTGGTAAGTCCATCACATCAACTCCACGGCTAGGGATAGCTTCTTAATCTTGGGATGCTTCCCACTACCACGAATAATAGTTCTGCTCAAAACCCTTCCAACAGAATACCCCTGTGTGAGGAGGAGCTTCTTATAATCTTGGTAGGCCTCTTTCATTGTAACGTGGGTGGCCTTGCTCCAACTATAGTCTATAGTGATTAGGTGTGTAGTCATTATGCCTCCCTGTAAGGAATTTAGCTTTACGTGTCTTCCAACCCTTGTAACTCCAACCGCTTTGGCAGTGCTCTTTTTCTAATCTACGAAGGAAGACATCTGTTGCTTTCTGTTGTCTGCTCTTAAGAGAATACGGCATCAGCAATATCCTCATCTGTAAGGGTATTCATACGCTCCACCTCTGTAAATAAGCGTTTAGGTGCTTTGGGGCCCTCTAGGGGGGAGAAGGAAGGGAGTCTACGGCTCTTCCATAAGTTATGACGGACAGGACGCTCACTTGTAGGACACAAACGAGGACAAATAACATAAAAGCCATCCATCTCAGGATCTGCTTCTAAATATCTACCCTCTTTTAGATATCGAAGAGAGCTACGAAGAGAACCCTTATCAATCCCTGTACTCTTATGGAGGTTAGTGATAGAAACGTGTACACTATCTCCATTCATCCTCCCCAATAGCATCATCATAATGATACCAGCATTCTTATCTTGTTGTGTAATGTAAGCTAGAGCTTCCATATGTACTTTAATATTCATAATATCTCCTTGTTTATAAAACTATTATACCATTCTTTCTCTGTTTGTCAACTCTTTGCCACCCTTTACAAAAAAGAGGGGATGAGCCCCTCCCCCTAATTGGCTGTAGCCTTAGTGCCACGGGCTTCTGCTCAAAACCCCTTAAGAATCCCCACAGGGTAGGGGATATAGGGGCTTTTGACCCTCAGTCTTTATACTTTGACCTCCGAGGTTTCATCTTTCCTAGTAAATCGCTACGCTCATCACCAAGTTGACAACTTCTATTTCTCCTATCTCATATGGGGATACTACTCCCCTCCTAAGGCCCCCCACTGTCCCTATCCCCCTCC